CTTAAACTCACGACCACGTGCATGCATCAGCGTTGGCATTTTGTATTCTGTAGCAATGCGCATAATAATGTGTAAAATCGTCTCCAAACGTTTTCCATCTATGCCACATGCTATTAGTGGTAAACAAACCATTTGATCGGCATTTTGTAATTTAGTGTACATGTCGTTCACCGCAGCTGCGATATCGCGATACGTTGGTTTGTCATTTGTATTTCTCTTCGTCACTAGCCACACGATGTGATCATTTGTTGCTTGGTCAATCACATCACGTACAATCCATGCTGTGCCCACTTTCAAATTTGCATTTTGAGGTAAATCGCCGAAATTGCGAATAAAATCCATTACTATGCCACTCGACCACTTATGATCGGCGGCAACACAATGAGCCATTATCCTACCTTTTCCTTTGTTAAGAAATAAATCTGCATCAACTACATTCACGTATCTCTTGCAAATAAATGGGTTTGGTATCTCATCAACGACTTCGCCTATAGTGTCGATATGTTTAATGTCATTGAAAATTTGTTGTGGTATTTCTGGTGCGCTAGGAACCACTATTGGTTCTTCTACTTTTTCTTCTTCGTTAGCAATATCATCGACAATCGGTGGTGTATTAATCGGTTCTTCCATTTTAATAATTGGTTTTAAGATAGTGCGATCGAAAAACAATATATCACGTATAACTTCTTTACTCTTGATTTTATGTTCGCGTTCAGAATCATCTAAGCTAAATTTGATTGGCATGAGATGGTCTGTATAAAACGTCGTCGTAGTATTTGTTATTATCAAATTATGACTTTTAAAAACGTGATCATACAAACCGACGCCAATGTCTTTAACATACGCCATCCTTGTTAATTTTGTAATTCTTCTGTCATCTTTCACGATTTCAGCAAAACTACGCATGACGACTTTGTTATCTAAATCATAGCCTTGGTATCTATTCATAAATTTTTCTGTGTATTTATGTTTCCAATTTTTATCTATATACTCATCAAAACCGTTAACAATATTTTTAAAATATAGCCGTATGCAAGTTAAGATATTATCGTTGTGATATTTCCTTATATAATTAAATGCTTCACTTACATTGGTTGTTCTCTTAGTGCGATATATTGCACCCATAATGAATAAAGTAAATACGCTATCGTTGAATGTTTCGAAATCT